TTTCTTAAGCGGTGGAACTAAAGGCTTTACTACAGGAGCAAACATTGTTGACGCTTTAACAAAACTTGAAGGTATTGCAGTTAACTTTGTTGTCCCTCTTTTTAGTCGAGACGCTACTGCGGACATCGCGGATGCTTTGACTGAGTCTGGTTCTACTTATACTATCGACGCTATCCATGCTGCTACTAAGAGCCATGTTCTTAAAATGAGCACAGCTAAGCTTAAGAGACACCGCGTAGCTATGTTATCTTTCAAAGGTAACTACGCTGACGCTGAAGCAAAAGCCGCTTCTTTAGCTAGCTACCGATGCTATTTAACATTCCAAGACGTTGATCAAATAGATTCAAAAGGTGAAAAGCAAACTTTTGCACCTTGGTATTCTGCTTGTATAGCTGCTGGAATGCAGGCTGCTGGTTTCTATAAATCTTTTACAAATAAACTAGCTAACGTAATTGCTTACAAAGATCCTGCTGGTTTTGATAGTGGTTCTCCTGGTGATGTTGAAAAAGCTCTTCTTGCAGGCCTTCTGTTGTTGCAATCTGCTACCGCTGGAGTTAAGTGGGTAAGTGACCAGTCAACATACGGAATCGATTCGAACTTCGTATACAACAGCTTACAAGCTGTTTACGCTGCTGACGTTCTTGCTCTTGACTTAGCTGAAAGCTTCCAAACTCAATTTGTTGGAAAATCTTTGGCTGACGTCACACGGGCCGACGGACTTGCTTTCTTGGCACAAAAGATGGACATTTACCGACGAATCAAGCTTATCGCGTCTAGCGACGACGCTCCTCTCGGTTACAAAAATGAAGACGTGACTATTAGTGGGCCAACCATGACTATTAAGGTTGAGATCAAGCTCGCTACTACCATCTTCTTCATCCCAATCTCTATAGATATTAGTCAGGTCGAACAGGCTGCATAAGGAATTAGGAGTATAAAATGGCAAAGACACTTACAGGTCCCAGGGCAGTAGTCAGCGTAGACAATCAGGTCGTTGGGCTTTTTGAAAGCTGTACATACGGAGTAAATATTGGAACTGAACCCATTCATATTTTAGGTAGGTTTGGGCCAGATGAAATCGCCCCCGTAAGCGCCGAGGCCGTCACTATCAACTGTTCCGGTTTCAGAGTTGTTGATCAGGGCGTACACTTGCTTCCAAAAATGCCAAAACTCCAAGATCTTTTAAATCTTGGACCTGTCAGCATCTCCATTCGAGATCGCCAAACTGGAAAGCTGATCATGAACGCCATCGGTTGTATTCCCAACAGCTATAGCACAGGCGTAAATGCTCGTGCTACGTCTAGAATTTCAGTAACATATATTGGACTGAAGGTGACAGACGAGTCAGGTGACCAAGAAGAATCGGGCGCAACAAGCCTTCCTTAATAATTTTAAATACTTACAGGTATTTTAATAAAGCCCCTAAAAGGGGCTTTATTTTTTATGTTGGAGCTATTTCTGCAGATCCTAATCCCCCAATCGTGATAATATAGCTATATGCCGACAAAAACACCCATAGATCAAATAGAAAAACATATATCTGATTTTGGCTACAAAACAACCCTATCTGATTTTTCAAAAATAAATACCATTTCACAAAAAATGGATACCCCCTTTAGGGGAGTGTGGTGTGCATATCAAAGTTTGGAGAAAACAAGACTTGAGACCTTTTCAAGGTATTCTTCTAGAGTACCACGGTTCTCGATAACGGCGTCAAACTGCTGATAGTCATCCAGGTCGCGTTCTGAGGGGTCGCTAGAAGGGGATTCGTCAAAACGGTTAATCCTGATTAACAAGGACTTCTGGCCGATGGCGTTAGCGTACCCTCTGATCTGAGAAGCCTCAGACTTGTATCTAAGATCTGAAATAACTACCAGATCGCCTGGCTTAATTTGACTTAAAGCTCTGCTTGTCCAATACGCCGCATTTACACTGCGCTTAACTGAGCCTTCAAGGATAGCTAAAGCCCTAGGTGTCCAGTAAAGCTTTCCGTTCCCGTCCGCCTTGAATTCCTTTTGAAGGAAATCGGCGATCATCTTAGAAAAGGCGTCCTGAGGGGCTACGGGATATTGGAACAAGGGGGCCTCTTTTAGGTTTTGGTCATCCAGAGAGCTTCTGGGGATATCATACTGCTCCGCAACCATATCTTTTAGGGTATTAGCAAACGAAACCTTCTTAAATTTGAATTCATTGACCAATAGGTCTGAAGCGGCATCCTTGCCCGATCTTTTCCAAGCTGATAAACCGATAATCAATTTGAACCTCCTGCAATATATGATATCTTATCATAGACAGTAGAGGTGGTCAAAGGCAATCTTTAAAGAGTAGACCATAGGAGTATTCCGTGAGACTTTCAGCACAAACTTTGAAAAATTTTCAAAACGTTAACTCTTTTCAGAAGTCTTCTGAGTGGACAATTAGACATGATGAGCCTAATACCCTCTATTTTCAGCTCATTGATCTTGACCAAGACGGATTGAGATATATCCCTACAGGAGCAAGTCCTTCTGTTCAGGTTGTTTTCCCAGCGGTAAACCCAGACAACGTTATCACAAAAACAGCAACCGCAGCCTCTACTCTCGATGGTTCCCTATGGAAAGTAGACCTTCTGAGTACAGAAAAACCAAGCTCAGGAAACGTTCAATTTATCCTTACCGAAGGCGGCGTCACAAGACGTTTTGTTGTGTTACAAGGTCTTGTTGTGGAAATGTTTAATCAGGGCGGATGCTAATGGCTGATTACACAAAAACAAAAGCTATAAACACAAAAACCTATCCTGTTCAAGCAAATGGAACATCTGGCCTTCTTTCCAGGGTAGAGCCTCTTCTTACTCCTGCAAAGCTAAAAAGCAGATACTTAAAAGGTATTCTTGAAAAACTTCCTGCAGGCGTAAGCTATTCAAACGACGAGCTTAAAGATCAGATCAACCTTGCGATCAATGAAATTGAGATCGAGCTTAAAGTTCCAGTTTTTGCTGAGCAGTTTGTTGAAAGACTTCCTTTCCATTATAATGATTACAAGTCATATATTCATTTGAGATCAAATGCAGGGCCTATTATTTCTATCGAACAGCTTGCGATTGTTTCTGCTAATAGGGAAAACATTTTTGAAATCCCATCAGAATGGATTGATACAGGAAACTTCCACCAAAGACTTATCAATGTTGTTCCTTTGCTTGCTGCTTACGGAGTCAACTCTGTAACAGGAGCCGTTGGGAATGCAGGTATTGCTTTTTTAACTGTTATGGATGGTCTTCAATGGGTTCCTACCTACTGGCAAATTACTATTACTGCCGGCCTTTCAAAAGATGCAGGTCAGGTTCCTATCGTTGTTAACAACCTGATTGGAATATATGCTGCGTTAAATATTTTAAGCAGTATCGCGCCCAATAATTCGAACACTTCGGTCAGCATCAGCCAAGACGGTATCGGTCAGAGTTCTTCGAATCCTGGTCCTGCTATCTTCCAAACTCGAATTAACGAGCTTCAACTTAAAAAGAAAGAAATCTTAAAACAGCTCCAAAGATTGATGGGCCAAAAGATGTTTGTAACAACTATATAGGAGAGGTATGAGACATCTGATTAGTCAGCCACATATCATCTTTTCGGTTGAGAATTCTCCTTATCCAGATAAGGTTGAGGCTCCGTTTTCTCATGATGATGCTGTTCAATTTTTGAAGCAATTCCAAGGTGGAAAGATCTACTCTATGGGCGGCCATTATGGCAAGCCTGAAAAATCTATCCTAATCACCGACCCATCTGACGATCAAAAAGAGGCCGCTCGTGCTCTCGCTCACATGACAGGACAGGAATCACATATAGAATCTGACGGCTACACGCATAAAATGATCTACAATCACGGACCCAATTCGGGCAAAGTGGTTATGGGTCAAGGCACAGAGTTTCATCAGGCAAAACCTAAAGATATGTACTCGGTTTTACCGGATGGTTCAACCTTTACTCATAATTTTGATTTTGGAGAACCTTTCGAGAAAGCTCGTGTTGATGAGGGTAAAAGTCCTGAAGAAAAAAGATCAGCTAGGGCGGAAAGACAAAGTTCTTGGGAAAAAGAAAATTACGGTATGATGTCTGGAGCCTCCAAAAACAGAGAAATCGCCGGATTCATGCATCGAGCAAAGCTTCACCAAATAAGAAACTCACCTATTCCAAAACTTCCTAAATCTGAAATGTCTAAAGCTAATTACGAAACTCTTATGAAGCCCTATGCTTCAGAGGCTCAAAGAAGGTGGGCACATACACCTGCTGGAATAAAAACTTTGGGTGGTAAAAAAGCTGTAGAGCATTGGGATAAAGAATCAAAAGGTAAGGATTTGCCTGAAAAAATTGAAAAAGCTCTTCCTTTAGAAGAGCTTCAGGCTCAGGGGTACAAGTTTCGTTATCATGGCCGAAATCCTGGATATCACGTAATTCAAGTTTTTAAAGATAGAAAAAAGGTTGGCCATTTAGCTTATTCGAAAGATTCTGTTTCAAATGATTTTTCAAAAGATTTTGGATACCACCGAGTTAAAGTTGGACATATTGAGCCTGAGCATCAAGGAAAAGGGCTATACCAGAACATGCTGAACATGGCCAAAGATCATGTAAAATCTTTAGGTTCTAAGGGTATCATGTCCGAAGGATATCAGCGCAGCAAGGCAGCGACAAGGGCTTGGGATAAGGTCGCAACACATGCTGATCCGCATACTTCTAACGCTTCGGTTAGGGGAAGATTGTCTCCCGAAGATTCGGATTACTATTTGGCGGCTAGTGAAATGGAAAAAGGACTCAAGGGAGACTGGAAGAAAGAGGGATACACTCTAAAATTTCATCCACCAAAAGTCGAGATGTTTAACGGCAAACATGACATAACTTCTCACAGAGTCACGGCCCACGATCCTAAAGGAAACAGGGTCGGTGATTATTATTTTTCAGAATGGCCTGAGGCTTCAGAGCATAAAGGTCTTTTACACGTTACGTTCAGTGGTACAGACCCAGATCATCAAAGAAAGGGACTTGCCTCAGCAGCTTATTCAGTTATTGAACAAAAAACTGGCAAAAAAGTACACTCTTCTGTAGGAAATAGATCTGCAGATGCGAAAAAGCTATGGTCACAACCCAATAGGCCATTTGGTAAGTCAAATCTTGAAAAAGGATCAATAGCAAATTTAGCTGCTGCAGGAATTATAGGCCTAACTTCGACGCCGGCAATTGTTCCTGAGACAACAGCGCCCAGGGAAATTTCTCAGGCGGTTCCTAAAACACAAGATTTTCACACAAAAATGCTTCAGACTATTTCACAAGTAGAAAGTAGCGGAGGCAGAAATGTCGCCCATGCCAAGCTGCCCAGTGACGGCATACATCGAGGAACTCGTGCTTTTGGAAAGTATGGGCTGACTCCTGTTCTAATTCAGGAGACAGTTAGAAGAAATAAAAAACTTTTAGAAAAACATCCAAAATTAAGCAGTATGGATTTGAATCAAATAAATAGTTACATGAAAAAAAATCCAGAATTAGAGCACGAAATTGCCTCTAGTCATTTGAACAGACTTCGACAACATTTTGGAGACGACCCTGCAAAGATAGGATATGCCTGGTTACAGGGAATAACTGGGACAAAAAAAGCTATTAATGAAAAAAAACCAATCCAAGATCATTGGCACGTAAAAAAAATATTAAATTCATACGAAAAAAGTGAAGGCACAGACTCTTCCCTCCAAAAGATGTCTCGTCCTCGTATCACGTTTCCAAACCTTAAAGAAATCTCTACCAGACCTGATCAAGATATTCAAGAAGTTGGAACTGAGCGCCAGAAAAAGTTATTTGCAAGAAAAGTTGCGGCTACAAATATTCCTGATTCCAAAAACGTAAGAAGAACTCAAGCTATACAGAAACCAGACGGTAGTCTTGAATTTAAAGATCTACCTCCTGGCACGATAGATAGACAGTCAGATAGAGATTCTGCCGCTAAGCGAGTATCTAGAGGATTGAGCGGCGTTTTAGGTATTGTTCATCATACAAAACGTGGCCCTATGGGAGCAGTCCTAACAGGACAGATGTACCAGTCAGATAAACGTCAGCCTAAAAGCTCAGGGCACGGCCCAGAATATGAGGCAAAGCTTAAACAGCATTTTGATAAACGTAATCAAATGGTAAGAGATTACAATTCAGCTACTGCAGAATGGCGAAAAAAAGGAATGGAACTTTCAAATGATCCTTCTAAGTACACTGAGTTTCAAGAGCATATGGCAAAAAAACCTGAAAAACCTAAATTGCCAAGAAAGCCTGCTGCGCCAAGAAAAAAAACTCAAATTGAGCCAAAACTCTCGAGAGAAGATATGGCTGCTAGGGGTCGAAGTATTGCCGCCACAACCGAGCATGAGGGTCTTCACTATCTCATAGATAAAGTCGGAGGAAGCTATGGCAAGGTTGCTGCAAAAAAGGTTCTTAACAAGTTGCTGGACTCCCACGACCCAGAAGCGCTTTCGCACTTAGCAGGATTTTTAACGACAAAGATGAGATATAAGCGCAATGACCCTAGCTTTGGAGAGGAACTTATTGCGCACGCCCGAGATATTCTGGTAAATCCTAGAAAAAGGGAATCTTTTAAAAATTTTATTGGTGACAAAGATAAGGCCGATAAGGTCATATCGGCTCTTAAGACCGGCCATCAAAAAGCTTACAAGGTTGCACAATCAATCAAGCCTGAAGATATCACGACCTCCATGGAAAACCAACAGATGACAGCTTCTGAAGAGATGAAGAAAGGCGCTGCACGTCGTATCTTTGGTGGTATCAACGCAAGTAACCTTCCTGGTCGAGATAAGGCCAATGAGTGGCAAGAGTCTCTTGGTTTCATGCAGGAAAGGGATAGCAATTACGACGAAGAGACGCATCAGGCTGCACGAAGAGACATTCCTAGGATGGAAGAGGGATTAAGACTTAGAGCTTTAAACAAGCTTTCAAACAGAACCCTTACCCGAAAACATCCAGAAACTGGAAAAAGACAATTCCTTCTTTTTAGAGGTGTTGGTCCAAACGAAAGACAAGCTGTTTTAGATGGCGCATTCGTTCGGCATGACGATCACTCCAGTTGGACTCCGCACATTGGCACCGCAAAAGGTTTTGAGGGTGATTACAATACAGAAGATGGCCCAGCAAAAACCATAGCAGCATGGGTAGATGAGGACAGTGTTCATTCAGCCCCTCATATGTACGGGAACATGCCTGGTCTTCAGATGGACATGGACAATGCTGGTGAGTTCTATACGCCTGGTAAAAACAAGCCAGGCAAGAACCAGTTTACCCATGAGCACGAGATCATAGTCGCTCCACATACTTCCGACCGTGCTACGAAAGGCGACGTCAAAAGGTATCACGCAATCCACACTCGGACTAGAACTAAGATGGCACAGACGGACCCAAAGAAAGATCTTCATGGAAGAATCAACTACCGTGGAGAGTGGGACAGCTCTGGTTTCAGATCTACAAAACAATATCCTCTTATGAGAGACACTAAGCCTCTTCCTTCGGCGGTCAAAGATATCATGAGGACCATGAAGGCTCCTAAGAAGATGGCAGCTAGCGAGGAAGAAAATGAGTAGTCGGTACGCTGTCGTTCTTGTCAAAGGACAGGGATCTACATATTTAATGGGAACTCGCAAGGACAACGGGAAGGTGAACTTCCCTGCAGGCGGCATTAATGACGGAGAAGACCCAAAGGCTGGAGCCGAGAGGGAACTTCGAGAAGAAACTGGTTTTTCTGGTAAAAACTTCAAACTTGTTGGTTCATACAAGAAGAACGATAAGGAAGGTAAGCCTATCATCGTTTACGTTTACACCGCAGAGATCGACGGTAAACCAAGTCTTGAAAACGATCCGGACATGGAGTTTCAATCGATATACTGGAGAGACCCTTTTACGGTTCCCAGTGAAGATTTACACATAAAGCCATCAGAAAACTCTGGAATCAAGGCGCTCATCGAACTCATCAAAAGATGATTCGGATTCCCACAGCTTCTTCTTATTGAAGTGATGCCTGATCCTTACCCTACCATCAGAGTACACAACCACCTCACCACGCATCTGGCCTGCTCTCCATGATGTTTTGATGAACCTTCCGACGATAGAGGATAGCTCGTCCATGGAAAGACCTGTAAGCTCTAACGCTTTTGGTATATTAGCTTCGTCAGATAAGTAGAAAGACTCGATTATCATTCACAAAATGTAGCATATCTTGTGATAAAATCAAGCTTTATCTAGATCTGCCTCGTATTTGCCGTCCCAAAATGCTGGGTTAGGATTAGGTTGAGTAGAAGGTACAAAAAAACGCTTGCCAGATCTTGGCGCTCTTATCTGTAAGTGAATCCAGGAACCACCCTTATGGTTGGTCCAGCACGGGTGTTCAACATATAGGCCCAGCTCTTTAAGCTTAAACCTGTTTTCCCAAACATATTTCCAGGTAATGCCAGAGGCGTCGTCATCTAGATCGATGGCCGCTCCTTTGAAGTGCCAGCTTGTAGCCGATCCGTTTTTAGGACTGTCTTGAGGTCTTCTGTACCCGTCGTTTACCTTTTTAGGTAACTGTTTTGGCCAGGTGTAGCCTTCAAAAAACTTGTTGATCTTCTCAACCAGTTCTTCCATGTTCTTTTGATGTTCTTCAGGAAGCTCTTCAAATTTTGCACGACCCATCAAGATGTCTTCGATGGTTACAAACTGTTTTACGGCAACCTGCGGTTTCTTTTCTTCTTTAACTGGAGGTTCTTCTTTTTTAGGTTCTGACTTATTCTCCACGTCCTTAACAGCTTCTGAAGCTACCGACTGAGAGTTGCCCATAAACATCTTGATAATTTCAATTATGATCTTGATCATTGCTGGCCTCTTTGTGCTCTGTATTCGTCGTGTCCTTCACCTATCCAAGCTACTTGGCCATTTTTGAAGCCAAAACCAGGAGCTAGGAATGCGAGGGAGCAACGGCATCGACAATGTAACCCCGCGATTTTAGGGTTGTTTTCGCCTTTTTTGTGATAGCCAAAACCAATCTCGCTCAGCTTCCAAACTCTTGGTGTAACTAGATCGGGCATCAAATGCAAGCGGACACATTCGCTGCAAGTTTTTCCGTCTCTAACTACCACAAAATAAACATTAGGATCGCTAACCCCCTGAGAAGCCGCGACCTTACCGATCTGAAGAGCTTTCCCCATGTTTCTAGCTTTGGTGCTTTCGGCTTCTGCGATAGTTTTAAAATGGCTCTTGGCTTTTTCTAAATTTTCATTTATTATGCTTTTTATATCTACCGTAGAAGGCCTTTGATTTTTTAGATGTTGTTCCTTAACATAGCTATCGATCTTTTCAGTCATCTGAGCTTTTGTCTTTGCTCTTAAAGAAGAGATATATTCTTCGGCTGTTGACAGTAGATTTTTAAGAGCTTCTCGTTCCTGTGGCAAAGGTCTTTCAGATCCTAAGGTTTTTAGGAAGATATGAGCCAAGGTTAAATTTGGTTTACTTGTAAATATTATGGATTTTTTATTTCTTAAAGATGGAATCTCACCCACAAGCTGTAAAGCCATCCTATCAAACAGATCATCTATAAGTTCGTGAATCTTGTTTTTAGAAGCCGAGCTGATGCCACGCATAGTGACCTACTCTTTCTTTGTTAGGGCTTCTGTACTCAAGATAGAAGTTATGTCTTTTGCCGAGTTTTGTGCTTCTTGTTCCCACTTCTTTAAGATATCGTCAACGATTTTAGCTTGCATAGACACTGCTTGTTTTGCATCCTCAGGAAGGTTTACCTTATATGAAAACGAAAGAGGTCTTGGAGGTTGACCCATTTTTTTACTAGCTTCTTTGGTAGCCTTTTCAAGTTTTTGAAACATTCGGTTGTTTTTTATAACCTCTAAAGATTTTTTCATATCTTCAATAGAAGGTTCTGATTTGTTTACTAAGCTTTCAAGCTCAGCAATAGCAGCATCCATTTCGTCTCCACCTGCTTCAGGAACAGGTGCTTGTTGATCGATCCCAGGAGGCATCTCAGCACCAGGGGGCTGATTCATCGCAGGTCCTGCGGCCATTTGGCTTTGCATCATAGCTGCTTGTTGGGCCTGCATCTGGGCTTGTTGTGCCATGTTTTGAACTTGAGTCTCGTTAGAGCCTTGTTCGTAACCTGTACGGAAAGCAATATCAAGAGCTTCTACGAAACGGGCTCTTAAATCCATGTACTTCTTTTTGTAGTCTACTCCATCATTTCCTTGCATGTTACTTCCTCTCTGAATCTTCTTCTAGATAATCTTGTATCATCATCTTCAAGATCTCAATAGCATAAGGTTTTGTTGCGTAATAAGCCTTTACGGCAGCAGGGTTGATTTGCATCAAAATTTGCATATTTTGAATCCAAAACGGATCTCTCTTATACTTTAAGAGAGGATCAGCCAAGGCCGCTGGGCTTTGCATGAATTCGGCCATAATTTCAGCAACATCCACATACTTGTCTGCGATAATTTGCCAGTGTTCGTTAAATGGCACCTTTCCGGCCATTCGTTCCCCAACAGGCTTCTTGTCGACATCGGTCAAAACCTGATCATAGTCCATATGGATCGGCATTGCTTGCTGAAGCCTATTTGTTTCCTGATCTCTTGACTGTGCATCTAAACCGGAAAGTTTGATCGTGCAAAGCTGGGCAAGCTCAGGGTCCATAATATGGAAAAGTTTTTCATTTAAGAATGATTGAAACTGAAGAATAAGCGGTCTTAAACCAGTGTCTCGAGCGGCTGTTAGCTTGAACTCGTTTGAAGAGTTATGGACTACAAACCCGTTCAATACAAACGCGTGTTCGTCATCAAAAACCTCTACATCGACCATCTCGCATGATTCGCCAAGAAGACTTGTGCTTTTTATCTTTTCTACGTTATACTCGCTAATCCATTCAGGCAAGATAACATTAGCCTTAGCCGCATACCTTTTTATGGTATTTAAACTTAGGTTTATAGTGCCTTTAATGGCTGCGGTCAAACCATCTCTTTCTGCCTTGTCTAATAGCTTGAAACCTTCCGATTCTTTTATCGTAGAGCATAAAAGATTTACGGTAGAATGAGGAAGTTCATCCAATAGCCATTTTTTCTCTTTTCTCCTAAAGTTTTTATGCTCTTGAACAAAACCGATCATTTCCCAATATTTTTCAGTGTCTCTTACAGAGATTTTATGGCTAAAATCTTGAGTTCCAGATAGGTTATCTGGTCTGCTATTATCCCTTTTGACTCCTTTATACCCATTAGATCTTATACCCAATTCGTATAAGAGCCCTCTAACTTCATTTCTTAAATGATCTTCTTGTATAGTTAAAATAATCTGTCCTGTGGTGGTCGCATGTCCATCGGCGGAGAATAGTCCTCTT